GAGGCTGTAGCAGTATCCGCGCTGCAGTATGCCATCCACCAGATACTCAGCCGGCTGCCAGTTGGCGGCGAAGAACTTGGCGCGGAGGAACAGTTGCCCCTTGTGCGTCTTGGGCTCGACCGCTGCCGGCATCGTGCGCTCCAGCTTTTGCTTTGTCTTATATCTCGCAGCCGCAGCATCCATGTCTGGCAGACCTTTAAGCTGGCCGCGGTCAAAGCGGCGCAAAGTACTACGGATCTTCCGCACCATTTCCTCTTGACCCCGGCCCGGTCGGGACAGGTCAACCTTCGCTGAGTATTGCGGCCACGCGGCGTCAAACAGCTCCTGATCGGTCGGCGCCGCACCCGTTTCACCAATCCACTGGATCATCACCGCCAGGATGGTGTCGCGCATGTACTTCTCGCGACCATCGTCAATGACGCCCGTGTCCAAACCCAAGCCGTTCTTGGCACCAACCCTTTCGATGGGCTCGTTCTTGTGTGCCGGATCGAATGCCGTGACGCGCGACTGATTGGGGTATGCTCTTGCGATCGCCTCGACAGAATATGCTCTGGCCTCGTCCTTCACCGGGAAAAGCTTCGTCAACTCAGGTACGCGGCCTTCTTTGGTTGGCCACGCGATCGATCCCGCCAGCCTCATGATGCGGCCTGGATTGATGACCGCCCGGTCGCCATCGAGCATGTCAGCGATGCCGGCGAAGAGTTGCCGGTGCTGTTCCTGATCTGTGATCGGCTCGTCCAATCGCCAGAACGGCTGCAGCCTGACGTGCGGGTGCTGGCCGGTGCATACGACATAGGTCGGAGGCAGGTGCCTCGTCCTTTCGATTGCCGCTGCAGACGCTGCTGCAGTGTCCAGATCGCCACCCACCACCGTCGTCGCATAGTGATCAGCGTCGCTCGCACGACCGAATGGTGCGGTATCTGGATCTCGCAGCGCCACGCCGACGTAGGTGTTGCACCCGGCCTCGTTCTTCGAGGCGGCGTAATCAACCGCCTCGTCAATGGCGTCGATCGTAAAAAGCTGCCCCAGCCACCCGCGTCCGGTGTTGACGGCGATCTCAATCAAGCCATCGTCGTAATCGTTTGCACGCGCGAACTGCAGCTCGAGGTGCTTGCGCATGTCACCGCGATTGGAGCGCAGTATTTCAGCTGCATCCGTCATGCTCATATCTCGCCCCTCAGATATTGGCTGATCCGTTTGCCGATCCAGCGCATGACCGGCACGGCCATGCTGTTGCCGAGCGCCTTGTAGCGTGGGCCGTCAGGGCACTCGGAGGCGGGCTTCTTCTTCCACGGGATCAGCGTGTATCCGTCAGGGAAGCCCTGCAGCCGCTCGCACTCTGTGGGTGTCAAACGGCGCACGGCCATGCCGGCAGCCACCGCACCGACACCAATTCCGCCGCGCCCCCCATTTGGAGTGAGTAGCGCATTGGCTGTGCCGTCCTGCCGAGCCTCCAAATTGTGCGTATCGCCGCGGCCACGAATGGCAATGGTATATGGTTCTGCGATCGCCACACTTGCCTGACCGCCCTTCGACCCGCATCCCAGCGCATGCGTGCTGCCGTCCGTGCTGCTGATAGGGTCTTGCGTTGGGTGGAAGGCCACCGGCACCAGCGGCGTGCCGCGCCCCGTGCCGTCCTCGCTGGCGTCGAAGCCTTCGGGGCGGAGGGAGTGGGTGACGAGCGTCTCATCAAGAGGATTGTTAGTGTGTCCACCTGCGAGTAAGGCACCCGCTATAATTGGTGCCTCATGAAGACAAGTCAGCACCGGAGCGCCGCCGTCCGTCCTGATTTCTGCGTTGGCTTGGCCGCTTGACATGATGACGGGCTCTTGAACCAAGTACGCCCCGCGCTGCGAGAATAGTTCCTGATTGGAAGCGCCAACGCCGCCGCTGGCCTTGGCACTCTGGTTCAGTGTAGGGTGCGGGTGCTCTACTCCGTCCCAATGGCTACGCTCTCCAGTGCGGCTTGTAGCGCCGCCGGAAGCTGCTTGCCCCTTTTCTCTGCGCGGCGGAGTATCCCGGCGCACGCCTTCGAACTCAAGAAGAACCGCTGCGGGATCGAACCCCGCTCGAGCACTTGCGACAACGAACACACGGCGGCGTCGTTGGGCCAGTCCGAAATATTGGGCGTCAAGGATGCGCCAGGCCACTTTCCTTTGGGGTCCATCAACCACACCCGCGTTACTCCATTTGCCTCGCGGCGGATCAATGGATGTAACGTCTCCCGCCAAGGCAGCAAGGAAGCATCCGAATGCGTTGTCTTTGACGGAGAGGACGCCTGGGACGTTTTCCCAGACGATGACACCCGGTTCTCGTCCTGCACCAGATCGAAAAGCATCAATTGCATCTGCGAGCCTCACAAATTCCAATGAAAGATTGCCGCGATCATCGTTGAGCGATTTACGAAGACCCGCTACGCTGAATGCTTGACATGGCGTACCGCCGACCAGCACATCGGCATCGACTATCCACGGCTGATCACGCAACACGGTGAAGTCGCCGTGGCACGGCACATGCGGATAGTGATGAGCCAACACGGCGCGTGGGAACGGCTCAATTTCGGAAAACGCCAGCGGCTTCCACCCCAATGGGTGCCAGGCAACCGATGCGGCTTCAATGCCGGAACAGACTGACAAATACTTCACGCCGCCCTCACCGCACGGCGCAGAATTTCCAGCCGGTTCTTCACGCTGCTGGGCGTTCGATCCATCTTGTATGCGATGTACTTGATCGCGGTCTTTTGCTCGCGCAGCGTCAGCAGAAAGTCGTCATCTGCTTGCGTCCAAGCGATGCGCTCGGATCTGTCGCGGTATTGATTTTTCCAGCCACGGCATTTTTTCGGAATGTATTCGACCTCGACGTCGATGGTCTTCACCCGACCTTCCGATGTGAATTTCGTGAAGGTGCCATCCAGTTTGGCCTTCATCAGCTCTTCAAGCGTCATGCGTCACCAAACACATCTGGGCAGAGCTGAACCTTGGTGACGGCGCCCTTGGTCGCCTTCTCGATCGCCACTGCCATCCGCGGTGATACGCTTCCCCGCTGCAGCGCATGCCAGACAGCGTGCTGACTGAAACCGATTGCAGAGGCTAAAGCTGATTGGCTACCGAATTGCTGAATTGCAACTTGTAAAAGAGAACTTCGCTTCATCCGCACGAAAATACACATTCACGTGTATTGCGTCAATACTGATTAAACGTATCATCGATCCCTATATTAAGCGCAGCCTATCACACGGCGTTGTGTTATATGTTTCTGACGACTGCGCGTTTCTTGGGTGCTGACCAATATGGGTATCGGTAAAAAAGTAAAAGAAATCCGGTTGGCGCGTGATTTAACGCAAGCGCAGCTTGCTGAAATGGTGGGCTGCAAACAAGCCGACGTGCAGCGCATTGAAAGTGGCGACGTCCGCAACTCTAAGTATCTTGCGCCAATGCTAAAGCTTCTTAACTTATCTGACAACACACAGGCAACGGTGCCAGTTGTTGGGTTTATTGGAGCTGGCGCAGAAGTGTTTGCCATTGACGATCACGCAAAAGGCGATGGCATCGAGCAAGTTCCGGCCCCGCCTGGCATGCTAAATGGCATTGCGCTGATAGTCAGAGGCGATTCAATGTCGCCAAAATATGATGATGGCGAAATCATTTATATTGAGAAGACGCTCCACGCCATTGAATCGCTCATTGGCAATATCTGTTATCTGCAACTATCAGACGGGCGGTGTTTTCTCAAACGCCTGCAGCTGGGATCACGCCCAGGAACCTTTAATTTGCTCAGTCTTAACGGCCCAGCCATTCCAGACGCGGTTGTGGAACGTGCCTATCCCATTGCTTTTGTTAAACCAAAACGGTCTTTCTGAAAATATACTTTTGTGTATTGACTGATTAAACATTTCCGTTTATTTCTCGTCCTCGTGTTTCGGGAGGACGACGTGCAATACACAATTCCTGACGGCCTTGGACCCACTGCAACCGATTTCTTGACCCGCCACGCCGTCTACCTGGACGGGCTTACGGTCGAGGAACGGCGCCAGCACATTTACAGCTGGCTTCCTGCAATCAAGCGGCCAAGCAAGGCGATCAACGCTTTTGAGCAAACGATTGCCGTCACAACTTTCCTGAGCTGGCTGGATCAAGAGGTCGAGCAATGACCTCCCGCATCATCATTGCCGCCGTCAACAATCGTTTCCCCCGCGACGCGGCTCAAAGCTGCGGCGCATATCTCCAGATGCCTCGCCCTGACCTTGCTTGGGGGCTAGAGGCGGCGGCCCGCTCAGTCGTCCTC